GCAGCAACCAAAGTTGAGCGGTACTTGAAGGACCGCAAGACGCCCGTAACGCCCAAGCAGATTGCGGATTACTTTCTCTACAGCCACGCAACCATCAATAAGGCACTCAATGATCTCGAACAAGCAGGCAAAATCGCGCGCACCCAACAGCGCACCTGGCACATCTGTCGCATGGCCGTTTCCCCGCCAGCCGCTCCCGCACCAGCCGAACAGCGTGCCACCTACGACCGACCGATGCTCAACTCGTACCCGCACGCACGCGGATATGATGACTGAACTGGGAGAAGCTAAATGGTAGACATGGTGAACCACCCGCCGCACTACACACGCGGCGGCGTGGAGTGCATCGACGCGCTCGCGTCAGCGACCGCAGGGCTGGAAGGGCTTGATGCGGTCTGCACCGCCAACGCCATCAAATACTTGTGGCGCTGGAAACAGAAGAACGGCGTTGAGGACTTGCGGAAGGCTCAGTGGTATATCAGCAAGCTCATTGAGACATCTGTAGTGCCGCAGCCCGACCTTCTTCGACGCGCCGTGCCCAGCCCCGGCCAAACGTGGGCCAAGTGGGCAGCGTCTGAAGATAGACAAGACGATTGTCTTGGAACTTGTTGATGACGTCAGACGCCGGCGTGGCAGCGACGGCCTTGAGGGTCATGGGGCCGATCGCGCCGTCCGGCGTTGCACCGATCACTTCTTGCAGGAGCTTGGCCGCGCGGCCTGGGCCTGAGTTGATGGCGGTATCGAAGACCACGTAGTCGACACCCGCCGGCAGATCGTCGGCGCGCACCTTGTCCCAATAGCGTTCCTTGTAGAGCGGCGCCACGTCGCTGGGCTGGAGAGCGCGCATGTCCTGCTCGGTCACGGGGCGACCGCACCACTTCTCCCACGTCGCCTTGGTGCAGCCCAAGTTGGTGATGCCGCCGGGATCGGACGGGTGGTTTACGTAGCCGCCCTCGTGATGCAGCACAGCCGCCAGCGCCCGCTCCCAGTTCTCTTTCATTTCTTGCTCTCAATCGTATCTTGCTTAGCCTTGCTGCCGGCGCTGCTGCCAAAGAAGAAGTTGAGGATTGTGGCCACTACGGTCGCCAAGATGAAGCCCAGCACCGTGTCAGCAAAGCGCACGTTGTCGGTAGGGATCGTCACCATCGTAATCATAAAGATGTAGCTCGCTGCGACCAGCGACCAGAAGGTCGCCAGCACGTAGACGAACGATCGGCTGATGCCGTTGCCGTTGATGAGCGCGGCGATCTGCATCGCGCGGGCGTCTGCCGTGTTCTTGTTCGCCTGCTCGACCATGAATTCTTCATGCTGCATCGCGCGCTCGCGTAGGCGCGTGATGTCCTCGGCGTTCATGTCGGGCTTAAGTTCAACGCCCGTCTTCTCTTGAACGTAGTCAAGCCCCTTGTCCACGACCGCTTGCGCGACCTTGGGCAGGTTGTTCTGGATGAGGGTAGATACGATACCAGCGACGATGGGTAGCATCAGTAACTAACCTCCGCAAGGGCCAACATCAGGACGGTCATTAACAAGACGATGATGCCGAAGATGTAGTTCATTTTAGGTGAAACGTAAGATTCTTGTGCCGTGGATAAGTCACCACCTTTTCCCCTTCTGGGCACTTGTACTTGATAGTCGCCAGCAGCGTAGCTTTTCCCGGCGCGGGTGTTTCTCTTAGCGTCAGGTAATAGGTAAAGGTATCAATGTCTGGGCCGGCAGGGCCGGAGAACTTAGGGTTGGACGACACCGCTTCTAAAACTACGCCCTTGCCATCTCTAATCGCCGGGACAAAAGATTCGACTGAGCAGTCATCCCGCTTTTTGATTCTGGCTACCGTTACCGAAATCGGCTCACCAATACTGGCAGGCTCAATCTGGAAGTGTTCCGGTGCCCACTCGATGATGGTTCTATCCACCCAGCCAAACTTGTCGAACAACGTATACCCGCCGCCGAGCGCAGCAATACTAGCCGCCACCGCACCAATTGCTTTATGTAAGTCAATCATTCCGGCCACCGATCCACCATGAACATGACGATGTGAAAGAGAATCAGCGCGCCTGTGGCCACTACGACGGCGATCAAACCTGCATCACTTGCGTTCTTGATGAACTTCTTGCGCCGCCTGATCTGTTCGTAAATCATCTTCTCGCGCTGCTCTTTGATGCGCCGTCGCATTTGCACAAACTCAACGTAGCCGTCGCGGCCAAGGTGCTGGAGCGGTCCGTAGTGGAACCAGTGGTACAGCGTCTTTTCCATTTCCTTGATCTTGACCTGGGCGGCGTAGGCGTCAAACGCCTCAACGGTGGCTGATTTGGAAAAGGTGAGCTTTTTGAAGAGCGGGGGCTTGGCCTGCTCGCCGTTCATCCACTCTTGCAGGTCACTGACGGCGCCGGCCCACTTGCCAAGCTGGCCAAAGACATCCTCGGCTTCTCGGCCAATCTCAACCGCCTTCTTCAGCCCGTTGAAGACGGCAGTCGCAGTCGCCAACAGACTGATTGGGTCTAGCATCTCACACCTTTAACACGAGCCCCAAGAGCAGCATGATGATCGCGCCCGCAGTGCCGATCAAGATATGCTCCAGCCGCTTGATGCGCAGGATCGTCTCTTTCCATCGTTCCGCGCACACCGCTTCATGCGTTGACAAGCGAGCCTCCACTTCGTTTGCTGATGTCATCACTCTGCTCCATAAACTGCCGCCCCTGCTGTCACTGCGGAGCCGGTAGGAATCCACGACCTGTCGTCTGACAACGCCTTTAGCACCTTGTTGCGCTGAACTGCGGGAACTTTCTCAAGCGCTTTGAGCAAGTCCTCATTGCTGCGCAACGACTTAATGATGATGTCCATTGTCTTGACGTCTGCTTTTGCACCCAAGATCGTCAAAATGCGATTGCTGGCGGTCACTGTTGGGTCAAAGAACGCCGGCAATTTAAACATGCCTTTGTTGCGCTGCAAGATGCCTTCGATTGGCTCGCGGCCTTCACCGATCGCCGTCTCAATCGCGCCGCGCCGTTCGATGCCTTCCGCCAACTTGTTAAGCGTCGGATACTTGGCGCCCATCTCTTTAACGATGTCGTAGTTGCCGACGCCGAACACCTTCTCGATCTCTTTCGGATTGTCGCCGCGCACCAAGCGCACGTACTCGTCAGGCGAACGCTTGAACAAGTCGAGCGCTTTGGCCGCCAGCTTCTGCTGGTTGACTTCTGTCATGCCAGACTCAAAAGCGTCCAGATAGCTGCGCCAACCTTTACCGCCAGCCGCCTCAATGGCGTCGTCGATGATGGGTTTGATGCGAGACAAGACGCCCGCTGCCACCTGACGGGCTGCGGGGGAGTCTGGGTCTTTAAACAAAGTCTCAATAGCACTGTTGACAGAGTTCTTGCGCAGCGCGTACAGCGCATCGGGAGAGATGATTCCGCCGGCCTTTGTCCACTTATCAATGTCGCGGATGACCTTCCCAAGCGCGGCCTCGAATTGGTCGTTGCCGGCCATCTCGTCAATCTTGCCAAGTTCTTTGACCTTGCCGATAAAGTCAGCCGGGCGCAGCGGCTTCAAGCCTTCGGCCTCTAGGCTGTCCAGTTGGTACTTGGCAAAGCGCGCCGCGTCACCAAACAGCAGCGATTCATCAGCCGATTTTGCCGCGTAATTTTCGGCATTGTCTGCCATTTGCATTAGCCGTTCGCTGCGATCTGGGCGCTGACCCATGAGAACTTGCGGCTGCGCGGCTTCTTCACCTGCGCGTGCTTTGGCGGTAGTTTTTGCGCGCTCTAGCATGCGAACATCTTCGACCTTGCCAGTAGCGGCGCCTTGGAAACGTGACACATCAGTCTCTAAACCTGGCGCGTACTTCCCTGCTAGCCCGGCGTCACTCAACGCCTGTTCGCGCATCGGCGCGGTCAAACCGCGCAGGTTTTGTTTCGTAGCCTCGCGGGTCGCACGGGCTTCGGTTTGTGTGATGCCGCCCGCAAGACGCGCAAGCTCATTAAGTTGGTCTTCGCCTTGCAAACGCCGTAACGCGTTGACGGTGTTGTCCAAGTCTTTCTTTGCTGCAAGGTCTACAAGCGAAATAAACGCAGGGCGCGACACGCCAACAAGCGCCTCGTCAGGAATTCCAGTGCCGGCTGCGCGGAGCGCTGCTATAGCGTTTGGCATGTTCTGCTCGCCAAT